TTGATAAAATTATATTATTATTTTCCATTGTAAATGTGAGACTATAATAATTTTTTTTAACACGTGAAAATTTAAAACCATCTTTATCAAATAATGTTACTGCTAAATCCATTTATTATTTTATTGTATAATAAATTGATTAATTTAACGACGTTTATTTAAATACATTTCCAAACATTTTAAGTGCTATATCTTTTTGTTTTTTATAGTCAACAATAGGTTTATAATATTTAATATCCTTAAAATTGTTCCACTCTGTTTCCCAATTTAAAATGTCCTTAACAGGAACATCAGCTAATTCAGGAACCCATTTTTTTACATATTCGCAGTCTGGATCAAAATTCTTGGCTTGTTCCCATGGATTAAAAATGCGAAAATAAGGTTGAGAATCAGCTCCAGTGCTTGCTACCCATTGCCAATTTCCGTTATTAGATGCTGGGTCGTAATCAGTTAATTTGCTTGCGAAATATTCTTCACCATCTCTCCAATCAATAAGCAATGTTTTAGTTAAAAATGACGCAACAATAAGACGAGCTCGATTGTGCATATAACCAGTTTTATTTAATTGTCTCATTCCAGCATCAACAACAGGAAACCCAGTCTCACCATCGCACCAAGCTTTAAACCAATTAGTATTATGATGCCAGTGAACTTTGTTATATTTTTGTTTCATTGCGTGGCCTAATACATGAGGGAATGAATATAAAATATTGGCATAAAAGTCCCGCCAAATTAGCTGCCGAATTATGTCGTGTTTTCCATGAAGTGCCTTGTACGCTTCTCTGATTGATATACAGCCAAATTTTAAGTAAGCGCTTAATTGAGTTGTCTGCTTATCTAATTCATTATGGGTTTTTGGGTAATGAGTTTGAGTTCTTACTGCTGTTTTTAAAGTCTTTATTGCTTCTTGTCTGCCACCATGAACTAAAATATCGGGATTTTCCTTGGTAAATTTTTTTAAGGCTTGTTCAAGCGATATTTTACCTGGAATATGGGATTCGCTTCGTTTGAAATGTATTTTTCTAGGTCCGGTAGGTGGTTCAACCTTCTTTTTAAGTGAAGTATTATAGTATGGCGTAAATTTTTGGTAGGGTTCGCCACTTCCATTTACAATAGTACCAGGTTGATGTAAATAATAATCATAATCATACATGACATATGTCTTCATATGCTCACATAATTTGATTATTTTTTCATCTCTCTCTTTAGCATAAGGACTGATATCTAAATTGAAACAAACAACGTTAATATCAAAAGCCTTAATACAATCGGCAACAACCTTGTCATTGTGACCATAAAAAGTGTATAAATGACCTCCTGATTTATTTATTTGTGATGCCAAATCTTGTAGCGATTCAATCATAAATTGAACAGAATTATCTGATTTATATTTATTACTAGAACCGACTTGTTCAGGTGTAAAAATAAAAATAGTAAATATGTTCTTACATTTTTCGTTTAATAGGTTAAGACCATTATTGTCTACTATTCTTAAATCCCGTCTAAATATAAATAATCCATTTTCAAATTTTGTTGTCATTAAAATAATAATATATTATATTAATATGAGTAAAAAAAATATGATATATAAATATTCAAATCCACCTGAAGTATATCGTCTTGCTTCAAAATATCTAGGAAAGAAAGCAAAAATTGGTTTATCAACAAAAAAGAATAAAAAGTATATGGTTACAAGACCAGATGGTAAGATTGTTCATTTTGGTCAAATGGGATATGAAGATTTTACTCGTCACAAGGATAAAACAAGACGTAAAAATTATTTAACAAGATCGCGCAAAATTAGAGGTAATTGGAAATCAGATAAGTATAGTCCAAATAATTTATCAATAAATTTATTATGGTAATATAGTTTTGCTCCACTTTTCATAAAAGTGGATTACCAATTAGTTACTTGTTTTAAACCAGACCAAAAATTATCTTGGTTAGCCTTAGCCTTTTCAGACTGTTGAGCGTAATAAAACGCAAGAGCTGCTGATTCTTCATCCTTTTGCTTATTATCATTGAAGAGCTGACGCATAGCTTCTTCTTTGCTAAGAGGTTTAGTATCAACAGATTCTCGGTGACGTTTATATTCATCTACACTATTAAATTGTTTAGTTTTACGGTAATCATCCTCTGTAACAGGAATAACAGACTCTACATAAGCTTGACGCAAATCAGTATATCCCATTCCGTCACTACTAAAGAGAGAACCTGAAGAAAAGTTGCTATCATATGACATCAAAGAAGACCCGCCAAATGTAGAAGCATAAGGATCATTTACACCATTATATGTAGTAAGCGTTTGGACTTCTTTTTTTCTTTTTTCCATTTCAGCAGCCATGTTGGATTTTGTGACATTTGGAGTATAAACAATATCTTCGTCAGATTTAAGCCAACCACCATAACCTGTTTCATTTGGGTCTTCTAATTTATGTTTATCAAATTGCGCATTAAACCAAGAATTAAAATTTTTTGGGTCTTTGAGGTCTTTTTTCTGTTCAAATACATTGCTTAAAATAGCAGCTTGATTAGAGTCATAATATTCACTTGAATCGGCAGTTTTTTTAATTTGAATTTTGTTTTGAAATTCATAAATACCTTTTAACTTATTATATGCTTTTGAAAAGAAAATGAAATATTTTTCATCAAGACGACATTTATCAGGATGTGCTTTTAAAACAAGTTTTTTACACTCTTTCATAACATTTTCTGTTAAACTTATATTCGAAACACCAAAAAGTTTAAACAGTTCTTCTCTCGAATAATTATCAATATTTAAATCAAGATTTTCATAAGATGATTTATTATGTGTTACAGGAGCAGCTTTTTCCTCAGGTACAATATTAAACGGATTTACACCAGCAAATGGATCAATAACTTTATTATTTCCAGTATCTTTAATTTTAATGCCACCTTTATGGCAATTTGTCATAGAGACATTTTTTGTATTATTGTTAGAAGGTCTATTTCTATTTTGCATTATTAAATAAATATATTATATTTCTATATTAAAATTAAACGAATTAAATTAATTAATATTTATTTATATAAATGGCATCATTGAGAGCAGATTTAGTTTTTTCTTATTGGATATACTTATGGTTTGTACTATATGAATTAAAATTTATAGAATATTCACCAAAGTTTCCACTTATATTAGGAGTAATCGATAATTTAATAATGTTATTTTTAATGATATTATACGGTACAAGTAGAAGAACAATATTTTATTTTATCGTAATAAATACATTAATTAAAGTATTGCCACTATATTATTTGCGAAATGAATCTATTCGACTAAATGACATATACTTTACATGTGGTTTATTCTTATTGTTTGTTTTTTGGTTACATTTAAATGAACAAAGTTTAGTTGGAAATATAAAGTTAATACATGATTCATTGTTATATGGTAAAGATCAAACACCATTTATGGCTTTATTAAATAAAATTAAACAAAATTATAAAACGATTGAAATAATATAAATGTAAGACACAAATTAAAATATTAAAATGACAGACAATGAAAAAGTAGAAGAATACATTACAGAAATTAAATTGTTAGATAAAAATGATAATCAAAAAAAAATTCAATTTGTTGTTCTTATTTGCTAGAATGTTTATTTATTATATGTTGTTAGATGTAATAATATTATTTACACCATTGAAGATTTAAAACCGCATATTTTCAATTTAAAAAAATTGAAAGTATTTTAAATATTAACATGAATAGTATAAGACACCTAAAAATGAGTTCCAATTCAATTGAAAAATATTTCGCACAATTACCCGATGATACTGAAAGAATTAATGTTGTTTCAATTGTTTCAATTCAGACCCATTATCTTCCTGATTTGTCGCGGTTTTATAAATTAACAAGTTTGGATTGTAGTAATAATCAATTGACACAACTGCCTACTTTACCTCCAACATTAAAATATTTCTCTTGTCGTAATAATCAATTGACACAACTGCCTACTTTACCACCCACATTAAAAAATTTGGATTGTAATAATAATCAATTGACACAACTGCCTACTTTACCACCCACATTAGAAATTTTGGATTGTAGCACTAATCAATTGAGACAACTGCCTACTTTACCTCCAACATTAGAATGTTTGTCTTGTAGTACTAATCAATTAACACAACTGCCTACTTTACCTCCAAGATTTGAATATTTGGTTTGTAATGAGAATCAATTGACACAACTGCCTACTTTACCTCCAACATTAGATTGTTTGTATTGTAATAAGAATCAATTGAGACAACTGCCTACTTTACCTTCCATATTAACACATTTGATTTGTAATAATAATCAATTGACACAACTGCCTACTTTACCATGTATATTAATACATTTGGATTGTCGTAATAATTTATTGCCTTTTGACCATGAAAGAAAAGACCCAAATATGATGGAATATATTATTCAAATGAGAAACAAAAACAATATATTTATTCGTTTCAAAGAATTGTTTTATGATTTAAAATACAAAAAACTGTTTCGGGATTGGTTATGGGTTCGTATAAGAGAACCAAAAATAAGAAATAAATACCATCCTGATAATTTAATAAAATTATTAGAAAGTCCCGAAAATTTGACTTTGTATGAGTTGGATGAATTGTATGATAATTGGTAAGAATAATTGTTTTCACATATTAGGAATTTATTAAATGATATAGAAAAATGCGAGGTTTAAATATTCAACGGTGTAAAAATATTAATATTAAAATATTTAATATTAATAAATGTGTGGAATTTTTGGCATTGTACTGAATAACAATAATGAAAATATATATAATTTAATAATAGATGGGTTAATTCAACTACAAAATCGAGGGTATGATTCGGCTGGTGTATGTGTTATTAAAAATGATAAATTTGAAGTAAATAAATGTGCTTCAACTAATAAAATAAATGCTCTTGATAAATTGATTAGTATGAAGAATATTAAGGAACCAAAAGACAATACATATATTGGAATAGGTCATAATAGATGGGCTACTCATGGTGTAAAAAATGATACAAATGCTCATCCTCATTTATCGTGTGATGCCAACTTTGTTATAGTACATAATGGTATAATTGAAAATTACAATGAAATAAAACAAAAATTAATAAAAGAAGGTTTTATTTTTAATTCACAAACTGATACAGAAGTCATTGTTAATTTATTACAATATAATTACAATAATCTAGCAAGCACTAATATAACAGATATAATAAAACGAACAATTGAAGAACTCAGAGGAACATATGGTTTGCTTATACAAAGTTTGTACGAACCTAATAAATTATATTGCGTTAGAAATGGTTCGCCTCTATTAATAGGTCAAAATGAAGAAGAAGTAATTGTAACCTCAGAACAAAGTGGATTTTGTAATAAAATGAGTAATTATATAACGCTGCATAATGATGATATTTGTGTTATAACAAAAACGGAAAATAATATTATTATAAATACAACACATAATTATATTAAAAAGAATGTGACTTTAGTTGATTCAACCCAAACACCATACCCATATAAACATTGGACAATAAAGGAAATTAATGAACAACCAGATGTTATTTTAAATTCAATTAATAAAGGAGGAAGAATAAAAAATTCTTCAGAAGTAAAATTAGGTGGATTAGAACAGAATCTTGATAATTTAAAAAATATTGATAACATAATAATATTAGGTTGTGGAACATCGTATTTTGCTGGGTTGTATGGTATGTATTTTTTTAAACAATTATGTCAATTTAACACAGTTCAGGTATTTGATGGTGCCGAGTTTAATGAACAAGATATTCCCATAATAGGAAATACAGTATTTATATTAATATCTCAATCAGGAGAAACAAAGGATTTACATCGTTGTATTGAGATATCTAAAAATAATAATATTACAACTATTGGCATAGTAAATGTTGTTGATTCATTGATAGCGAGAGAAGTTGATTGTGGTATATATTGTAATGCTGGTAAAGAAGTAGGTGTTGCCTCTACAAAGGCATTTACAAGTCAAGTAGTATGTTTATCAATGGCAGCAATATGGTTTTCTACTTTACAAAATATAAATGAGAAAAAAAGGGTACGAATGGTTAGCGACCTACATAATTTATCATCTGACATTAAGTTAACACTAGAATTATGTAGCGAACATATTAAAGAATATGTTACAAAAATTAATAAAAGTAATATGTTTTTGCTTGGTAAAGGAAGCGATGAATTTATTGCGAAGGAAGGAGCATTAAAAATAAAGGAAATATCTTATATTCATTCAGAAGGTTATTCATCAAGTTCTCTAAAACATGGTCCGTTTGCTCTGCTTGATGAGAATTTTCCTGTTATTATTTTAAATATGGATCAAACTCATCGCGCAAAAACATTAAATTGTTATCAAGAAGTGGCTTCTAGAAATGCTCCAGTATTAATGATTACAAACGATATATCAATTTCATCAGAAGTTTCATGTGACATTATTTACGTTCCAGAAAATAAATCATATGCATCATTACTAGGAATTATACCAATTCAGCTTTTGGCTTATCATCTTTCTATAAATAAAGGCATAAATCCAGACAAACCTAAAAACTTGGCAAAGGTTGTTACTGTTGAATAAAAAAATGATTTAAAATAGTATTTAGAAAAAAAATGAAAAATATTAATTTATATACATTATTTATAATGAGTATAATACAAAAATGTTTATGTTGTGCGTTTTTATTATTGTTAGGATTAATAATAATTAACTATTCTTCTTTTAAAACAACAATTGAAAGTTATGGAGGTGGACGTGGTGGTGGTCGTGGAAGAGGAGGTGGTGGTATAGGTCATAGAGGATATGGTAGAGGATATGGTAGAGAATATGGTAGAGGATATTATGGAGGTTATGGCTATAACCCTGTATATATTTATGATGATTCTAATTATAGATACTCTTATCCTTATTGGTATAACTATATTCCTTTTTTAAATTCTTATTATTAATTGTCTTATATTTAAAGATTAAGACTAAATTACTGTCTGTTCATGTAACGGTTCCTGGTTTCGACTAAACTGTGTTACATCACATATTTTAAACCAATAAGCACAACACGGGATTAACATAAATAGTATCAAACTTGATCCCAACGCGATAATAACTGTTTCTGTAACTGATAGCATGTAAATATATAATATAAATATGAATAATGTTTATATTATAATCGATTAGTGTATTATTTAATATAACTTTAAATATCTAATGAGACTGTGTTACTAGCGGACTTCTTTCTTCGACCACTGCGTTTAGGCATGTTGCCTCCAGATTGTAGCTCCTTCAAATCACTAATACTTATTGTACTACTATCATTTACGGGCTGCGAATGTTGTTGAGGTTGCGTTTCTTGGATGTTAATTGTTTTAGTTTTTAATCCAGAGAGAATATCAGAAATATCACTAGGTCCCTTCATTTCAGGACGAGGAGGTCCACCAGGTCTTCTAGTGGTTCTATCTTGAACATCAGGTCTTTCAAAG